GTTTCCCAGTCACGATCCACAAGGGTCAACTAATTCACAAGTTGTGCTTTTTATTTCGGACAATAGTTTTGAAACTACTCTATTATCACTGCTGTTATTGTAAACATTTATCTCCATATAATCACCTCCATGTAAATAATAAGGGCAGCGGCTTGCACCGCCACCCTATTGTAACTACGCTGTAATCTTGATATAGAATGGTAACAGTGCACCTGATTCAAGCTCAATATCGAACTCGATGGTATCTCCTGTCTTTTCCTTAGCAAGATATTTCTTTTTGATTGTAACAACATTGCCTGCTTCTGAAGCTTCTTCTGCAGTAAGTGCAGTACCGTTGACATTAACTGCCTTATAAGTATCACCTGCAGCAAGAGTCATAGTAACTTCAACATCAGCATTTCCTGCTTTACTGTAAACGCTATCTGCTGGGGCCACCGTCGAAATGGTGGGCGTTGCGATTTTGTCTACTGTGAATACGATGAAGTTCTCAGATGTATCATTAAAGTAGCCCATGTCCGCTTTTTCAAAGAAATTTGTATATTCTCCCTTGTTGTTGTAAGCACTCTTAGACCGTCTATTATCATAGGTAAGTCCCAGTGCTTCTTCATCGCCCATAACAGCGATAACGCCATCCTGAACCAGTGTATGTCCAGAACTTGTTCTGATAGCAACCTTTGATGTCTGTTCAAAAGAAGTCTTTTTGCCTAATCCCTGCCAATGTACGATTTCTCTATACTGAGGCAGTTTTACCAGTTCATCATGGTATGTGTTAGACTGCAAGTATACTGCTGAAGCTTCTGCAAAGTCAGCCAGAACTGTAAGTCTTAATTTATCTACTGGTGTAAATCTTGCATATCCTTCGCAATTGAAGATTCTTGTCATCTTCTGAATCTTTTTCTCAAACAGTGCAATCTGCATAGAGGCGAACTTCAGGAAGTCCAAATCTGTCATACAAGATTCCATTGTAAGATTTTTGTTAAATCTTGTGTTATACATTTCACGAAGATTTACCACAGTCGCAGCACCTTCAAGCTCCGTTTTAACAACGCACTCACCAATCATGTTGGCCCAGCACATTTCAGCCATAGATTCAAGGAAGATTTCCTGTGAATTACGGATAGCTGTGAAGATAGCATCAATGAACGCTGTCATAGCTTCTGCACTTGTAAATGCAGTAGATAACTGAAAATCCGGAATAGTAATATCAACTTCCCATACATCACGGTTTGTGAATAGTTTCTGCTTTACAGTAGGCTTAGAGATTTTATACTGGTCAACAGATGTACCTTCCTCTAAATCATACTGTTCTGCTTTCTTTGCCTCAACTGGGTCAACATAAATCTTCTGCAAAATTGCGCCAAATGTGAAACTATCATTAAGTAAATCAAGTACTTCAGAACTATAAGCTCTCTGGGAGATAATAGTTCTTCCAATCCGGTCAACTAAGGAATTAAGATAAAGGTCCTTGTCTGTGTCGCTGTTTAATACCTTGTTGCCTAAAGAGATAAGTCCTTCAAGGTTTACAACCTTTACAAAGTCCTCACCATAAATCTGTTTTGCTACTGCGTTTACAATACCATATGTCTGATTAATATTCATTCTGCATCACCTTCCTTTTTTTCTGACGGTTCTTCCGTCTCTTCTGATTCTTCATGCTCTTCACTCTTTTCACTAGCTTTCAATTCACCAATCTTAGCTACAATATCAGTAGCTAGTGTAATTAATGACTGTAAACTATTTTCCACCCCATCAAGATTGTTAACATCTTGTGTTTCGGATGGTTCGTTTAAATCCTGAGATAATCTTTCAATACTTTCCATTAGCTGTCCCTCCTTAGACTAATTCCCAATAATCTTCACCGTCATCAGTTCTTAATGCTGTGTAACTGTCGATACCTGAGTAACTAACATAGTGTCCCCAATAGTACCCGTTTGTATGTACAACATCTAAGATGTTAACGGTCTCACCGTTTGCATACTGTGCTCTGATTTCAGCATCAGTACTTGGCTCTGTGCGTACATTGACTAAGTCTACTACGCACTGATATGTACCTGCACCTAAATCACTTTCAGGTTCTTCTTCCGGTTCTGGGTCCCATCCATCAATAGGTCTTAATGCACCGATTGCTGTATTGAAATCATAATCGTAAAGACAAGCTACGTCATTATGTCCATACTGATTAGTACCAAAGCCCTGTCCATTGTAATACATTGTAACATGATTTAGATACCATGGAGATTTACCTGAATCAGGGGAGAAGAATACCCAGTCTCCATTACGGAAATCTGCAGGATTTTCAATCTTTTCAAAATGCTCCTGAATGAACGGCTCATAATCATAATGAGTATAATAGCTATCAGCCCATCCTGTCGGACATGCTGTGTATGTGCCATAGGCTTCGTAGCAATACTGCTTATATAAGTCTACGCACTGCAGCCCGTATGATTTATCAATATCATTTCCACGTCCAATCCACTCATTATAGAAATCACTTACTATCATTTGTGGTCACCTTCTTTTCTGACTGTGTTCCAAAATAGAAACCGATTACAACAAGATATACTGTTAGTACATCTTGAGGCACTGACTTTGTAGCTGCCAGATAGCAGAACAAAGCTGTTAATGCAAGGGAAACAATAGATTTTACTTTTAACAAATTTTCAACAATCTTCATATTATTTTTTCTCCTTTAGAGTCTCTTTCAACTCTGTTAACGCCAACGTGTTTTTCTCAAGCACGTCCTTTAAATCTGAAATCTCAGAACGGTGCATGTCTGACTCTTTATTCATCCTATCAAACATCATATAGCACATCACTGCTGGAAAGCAATAGTTAGCCATGATTTGTACAATTTGTGTATCCATTTCAGCATCACCTTCCTTAATTTCTAATATATTATAATACATTTATATACTATTGTCAACTACTTCCAAAGCTCCATACACTTTAAAAAATCGTTTCCTACAATGTTCTTTCCGGGTGGAAATACTACTTTTCCTTCATGTAAATATGCAAATGCCTGTCTTTCTGAATCGGATAAAGGGATAAGTCCAATAGTAGTTAGAGGACCGTATAGAGGCATCTTATCTACTATGATTCTATCATACGGTTTCATGTCACCTATTGTTTTTGGCGTTATATACCACAATACAGTACCATCAGATTTTCTTATTAGCAATTCACCACAGAACCTGAAATCAAAAGCTTTAAAGTATACTGTGTATATAACATTATAATCCCTTATTTTTCCTTCAAGATGGTCAACTTCACCGGCTTGCCATTCACCGTTAACAATCATGTTTGATGAAGAACCAAAGAACATTCTGCTATTATTACCACTGGCAGCACATAATTCTACTGCAACTTTTACTACTATATTATTTCCATCTTCATCTTCCTGAAGTGTTTTAAAATTATATAGTTCTATTGTTCCCTGCTTTTGTTTTACAGTATTTTTAAGCTCCCACATTTCAAAATACGGACATAATCGAGTAATAGTATTACCAATCATAAATACTTGTATCTTACGTCTACGGGCAACCGTTGATACAAAATCCATGAGCTCTACTGGTTCATTAGGAAGATAAGTAGTTTTCGACAAAAATTCCTCGAAAATTATTTTATCTACATCTCCATAAGCACCTGATTTATAGCTCTGGTTCAAAGATAGGGCTCTTACATATCCAATATGAAGTACCTTTTCAACTTTGTTCTCATCTTCATGGCTCTTAGTTAGATATATTTTTCCCTGATATACGCATATGCCATCGCAAGCGTGATGGGTTATTTCATCAATAGGCGTATCTGAAAAATACTGTTCCATATATTTAGGCTTTATTTCAGTATCCCATCTTCGCATGACGACGAACCTAGAATTTACTGGGTCTTTCCACGCTTGTTCAATTGCATACTTTTTAATAGCATATGATTTACCGTTTGACCGCTCCCCTAATATGATATTATATTCAGCTTGAACTTTTAATATCTTATCTAGTGAGTAGTATTGCTGCTTTTTTTTCTTAACTGGCATATTAGAAACCACCTCCTGTATAATGTGTAGACCCTCCTGAAATATACTCTGCATAATCTTTTGTTATACCCAGAGTATATTCACATGGCATCATACAGATACCATATCTAGCGTCTTCCTCTGTTTCGTGCCCTTGCACGTCCTTTAATATTATAGCACATTGTTCATCGTTGTGAAATATAGTAAGTTTTCCACTGTGACTATAGTCAAAGACGAGTCCTGTTTTAAAGTCTTTGATATTGTTAATTGCAGTAGCTCCTATAGTAGGATTTACTCCAGATACTGTCATTGATATTTTAGACTTTCCTTTTTTAATATCAGCATATTTTTTCGCGCCCAAAGTTATGAACTTATCATACTCGTCATCTTTTTCAAAATAACCGATGTGATGTGATTGTCCAAAAGAATCCAACGGCTCTATTAGTTTTTCATCAATTCCCTGTGCTCTGCAGGCTCTTCTTAGCCTTCCGTCTATTTCTTCATTATAGGCGTCAAAAACGTCATCATGAACTCCTACAAACTTTACAGAATCAGTGTCATCGTATACAACGTCTTCATCAATTTTTAGGATTACTGACCATAGGTTGTGACGTGCGTATGCCGTTACAAATATGCCCCAGTATTGATTTAGGAACGTCCTTCTATCGTTGTTTATATGGTCAAGCTTGTCCTGAGCTTCCACTGGAGTGATTTCATGTACAATCCAATCCTGCCCTTCATTATACTTCACTTCATCACTGATAAGGTTAGTGACCGTCATACCATACATTGCATTTATATACTGCTTTGCTTGTTGATATGCTGCTTCCTGCCCCTCTATGTTCTTTAGACTTGTCTTTTCTCCAAAAAGCTGAAGTATATAATAAACAAACTTTTTATCGAGATATCCTTTATCTGCTCTTCTTGCTTCATGTATTTTATAGCTGCTCCACTTATAGCACTGCTTTATGATATCTAGGTCCACGTCCGTTATTATATAACGTGCACTTTTAGCCATGGCCATACGCCCGTTATCGCCTATTATATCCTGCGATGTTATAGACTTAGAAATTGATAGATAGTTGTTCTCTTTTACAGAGTAAATTTCAAAAAATTCAATGTCAATCAACCAACAGCTGCTGTTATCTATTTCTTCAATTGTCTTAGCTCTAGACGGCATGAACTGAGAACATGGAAATTTCTCAGCCACCATAACAGTAGGATATGATGAAGACAAATCTCTACTATGTACATTGCTTACTACTTTTCCTGTATAGTTACTGTTTGCATGAGTGTAACCTCCTGAGAACGCCTTAAGTGCAAATACTAAATCATTAATGTTTTCAGGCAATTGCTTTTTAAGATTCTTATAGTATTTTGTATCGCCTTTATACATTTCTCTGCATTTTCTGCGAAGTCTACCTGTTTGTGTCAAAGGTATATTATAGACTGTGCCATACTCTTCTTTCATTTTTTCAATCAGTTTGTAAACAACTAAGCAATCATGCTCACAATATCCAAGTTCTTTTTTTGTAAGAACTGTTTTACTGTTTCTCATTACTCTATAATCAAGGTCTCCAACCATCTTTTGTATGTCAAGATGATATAGGTCAGGTACCTTAGCAAGACTTGCGTTTGTCAACATCAAACTACAGCGAAACTCAACCCCGTACTCTTTACTTCTTGCAGTTACTGGGTGCAATGGTTTGCGAGCAAAAACATCAAAATCATTTATAATGTTACGCAAATATTGAAACTCAAAACCAAGGTTATGAACATAAATAATCATATCACCTGTAACAAACGCTCTTACTGTTGTTATGAATTCTTTAAATTCATCCCATGTTCTGCCATAATATACATTCTCATTTATAGAGAACTGCCATATGTACATATATCCAAGTTTCTCACAATCGTTATACCACTCAGAAGGCTCTGTGTAATCAAAAGGGATGACATGATTATCTTTCACAAAAACTGAAGTTGTTTCAATGTCGAATGTATAGATGTTATCATCATACATTTTTCCAAATCTCTTCATTACAGGTCTATCTGTAATATCATATTCTCCATTTTTGTAATAAGTTATCATATCATCCTCCATGTATTATCTTTTTGCTTTTTTCAACCGTCTTAACATTGCTTCTGTTTCATGTTGTGACTTTATAGCACCCTTTGCTTCTTGCAATTGTTCTGATGTAAATTTTCTTGTTCCGCGTATAGCATCCATAGCATCTTCGTTTGTAAACGTATTATTTACAGGATGTAGCAAATAAGCTTGTAATCTCACATCAAGGTCAGCAGTGCTATCTCTATTGCTGCGCATTTCTTTGTATATTCTTACCGCCTCATCACTGCTTATGATATGTTGTGCAATAGCATTACTCAATGCGTCAGAACTAAGCAGTGAATATAAACTCTTCGTGACATCAACTCCATATTCTCTCGAAAATGTTTCAGCCCTTTTATACTCTACCGTGTTCTTTATATGTCTAACAGACAACTGTTTGTTCTCCATAATCTTTTTCGCTTCTTTATAGGATGTCTTCATTTCAGCTCTTGTCCCTGAAATCGATAAAGATACGTGTTTCGGGTGAAAAGGATTTTCACCTCTTACTTGTGCTATCCCTTTCTGTGCAAGATAATAAGCATCACCTTTTGTAAATCCGGCACTTCTTAGTCTCTGCATACGTTTATTTGCACTCTGAATTGTTCTTATCATTTCAGCTTTAGATACATAACCAGTTTTTTTTGGTGCTTCATCGTTATAGGATAAAGCTCTACCTTCATCCGCTTCCACTGCTTTTGCTTTCGCTTTAGCTACCATATATTATCACCTCCATTGTGATATAAGAGGGGAATTAACCCCTCTTATTATAATACTTCAACATCATAGTAATGACGTTTACCGTCTTTACTTTGCCGCTCATCAAATTTGATATGAATACCTTCATTTTTGAACTTTGCATATGCGGCTTCATCGTTAGAGTATGTATCTAACAATTCTACCATAATTTTAGGTGCAAATCCATACTTATCAGGAAATTCTTTGTATAGAACAATAGCGGTTCTACCATTCTTTCCTTCAAAGCAACGGTAATCAATAATCGTAAGCTCCATACCAACGATATCATTATTCTTAACGAGTGTTTTCCCTTCCGTGTTTACACGGTGTCCCTTGGTCTTCAGTTCATCAAAAGTCATATTACTTATCCTCCTTTGAATACCATGTATTATCAACTAATTCTTTTGCATATATTTCTAACATAATAGCATCAGCTCTTAGTTTATCTACATCGCCTTTCTTCCAATCATCGAATACTGCATCTGAGTACATGTTCGTATTACTTACGATTTTACTCACATAATCTTCCATATTACTTATCCTCCTTCTTGTTGAAACAATTAAAAAATTTGCCTACCGTATGATTTCTAATCCACTTTGATTCGTAAGATAAGCACGCTGATGCGATAGTGGCACTTTGCAGAAAAAACACATCACCACATTTAGCATAATCTTTAAGGTCTTGCCTTAATTCGCGTTTACAGTTATAATAATAACCCAAATGCTTTTTAAGCTCATTCATCTTATTCACCTCCCATTTTGGCACTTGTATCGCCATAGACATCTTCGAAAATTAAACCTCTTACATATTCAGTAATATTTGGAACAGAATCTAACTTCTTAATTACCTCTGAATCCAACACTGAATCCTTTCTAAACCGCAGCAGAACGGAACGATAATGTTCTACCTGATACTTGGAGATATACTCCCTTTGACGCTTTTTAGCTTCTTTACTTCTCATATACTGTAACCTCCTTGAGGGTTTCACTTGATGGTTGCCCTTCTCTTTGTTACAATTATAGTATATATCTATTGCAATATTATGTCAAGCGTTTGAGTCAAAAAGTTTTATCCACCTAGCCGCCTAGCAGCTTGGCAGCTACGCCCTTGGGATCGTGACTGGGAAAC